AACGGTGGTTCTGGTGGTAATGGTGGTGGCAATGGCGGTGGTGGAATGGGTGAATCGATAGTTTATGAAACATTAAACAGTAAGGATAAACCATTTGTCAAAAAATTAGTTGGTAAATTAAGAAAGGGTTCTAAAACACACGCAAAACAGGCAGATGATTTAGAAAAGGCTATGACAGAAGAGTCAAATCCTCGTATCCCAAGAAAGAAAGGACAACCAGCAAATTCCAAAAAACATTCGGACCTTTATACGGATGAGAATCCAAAGGGAACGATCCATGGACTTGGGTTCAAAGATGTTGCAACTGCCAAAGCATCTGTAAGTAAAATTCGTAATTCTTCTAGATCACACGCTCATAAAATTCAAGCTGCTGTTGCTATGGAGCAAAGAGCAAGAGAAATGGGTAAAACCTCTGAGGCAGCAGTCTATCGCAAGTACATCAATACGATGAAAAAGAAAACAAAGAGAATTAATGAAGCAGCAAACCCTGCACAACAGGCTGCGATTGCCATCGCTATGAAAAAGAAAGGTAAGAAACCTAAGAGTATGAAAGAAGAGAAGAAGAACCTGAAAGATTTTTTATCTGAAGCTAACTATGACCCTGATGTTCAAGGTCGCTCTCAGATCAGAACAATGGGGCAGGGTGGGAGACTAGCACCATCTAAGAAAAAGGATGAATCCCAGAAGACAAGAATGAAAGCCGCTGGTGGTGGTAAGATGGTCCCCGCAAAGGATTATAAACCTCGTAAAGACATCGGAACACCTAAACCCAAGTCTGCAAATGTTCAGCAGCCTGAAAAGGAAAGAGGTTCTGTTGAAGTTAAACAATCTTATGCCGACAAAGTAAGAGCAGAACGTAAGAAAGCCGCTCAAGCAAGAATCGCTGCTAAGAAGTCAGGTGTCGAGATGAAGAAAGACACCACATCCGCCAAAGCAAGTGAAAAGAAAGCAACTGAACTTCTGAAGAAGAAGACAGCTAAGCCTGTCAATCCTAACTATAAGCCAGCCAAAGCTTCAGGAATGACACGTCAGGAAAGAATGAAGGTCACACGCAAAGGTGAGACTGAACTTCGTAATATTATGAAGCAACAAGAGACTGACAAATATAAGAAAGAAACCGGCACCAACCCTGATGCAAAAGGTAGAACCAAGATTATGGGTCGGGTCCATAAACGCATGTCTACTTGATGTGTTATAATATTAGTTACCACTAAAGCTCCTCTTTGGTGTAATCACTAATTGAAATGACATGTCCAATACTCTTCTAGCAATTCAAGCTCTCCGTAAAGTTTGGCGTGAGCAAGACTTCAAACTTAGTTCTGAGCAACAAAAACGTTTTAATGAACTAACCGATCTCCGTCGTCGTGAGGTCAGTAACTTCTACAAACAGGGTTGCGTATGGTCTGGCCCCTCTGAGGCTGGCAAACCTACTGAAGAGTGATAAAATGTCTGATCCTTATTACAGAGTTCTGAAGTTTGGTAAACACCCCAATGAAGGTTTGTGGAACAGCAGAGCATTTACTCGGTCACTTATTGAAGCAGAACGTCTCTTTCATGAAGCAGAGGTCGAACGAGCCACTGGTGAAAATCTCATTGGTTCTGTAATTATTAAGGTTGATGACGATTCATGGCATGTCCTTGACAAATTTGGAACAGAGGGTTATACTATTGGTTTAAACTCTAAAGTTGGAGTATTTGAAGTCTCAAATTCCGACACCATTATGGACCTATCATGAAATTTGTTGACTTTACACCTGATGAATACACTTTCGTCATCAAATTGTTGGAAGAAACGAAGGCAAACACTAACAAGGATCTCAAAGTTCTGAATGGTGCAATCTTGGCACTCAAAATTGCATCAGCTGACGACCATTATCGTCGTTATGTGAAGATTGCTCCTTATGGTGAAAGAATGACCAGGGAGAAGTTCTTTGAGGAATTATATCACATAACTGAACAAGATTTGAAGTCAAGAGATGACAATGGTGGTTTCAGTTATTGTTAGTAACCTCCAAAGCTCCCCAATAGTATGACAAAACCACTCACCCACATCCAACACCCTGAAGATCTCATCCTCTCCGGTGAGACCTGGGTGATTGACGCACTAACTAATCAAGCCAATCACATCTCTGTCAAGATTGATGGAGCACCTGCGATTGTCTGGGGAACTCACCCACAAACGGGTAAGTTCTTCGTTTCAACCAAGTCCGCATTCAACAAGAAAAAGGACAAAATCTGTTACACCATTGGAGATGTCAGAAAGCACTTCAAAGGTGTTTATGAACTCCAAGACATTCTGATCACCTGTCTCATGAACTTGCCCGTAACTGAGGGCATCTTCCAAGGTGATTTCATTGGTTTTGGTGGTGAA